GCTCGCCGGTGGCCGTCTTGACGAACATCCCGGGCAGTACCGTATCCCGCAGCAGTCCCCGCACGAACAACACCGGCTGGGCCAGCAGGGCGCCCATCAGCCGGAAGAACGGTGAAAACGGTGAAGTGTTGGCGATGCGTGAGCCTTGCGCCTGCAAGTCCGCCCGCAGTTCGGTCAGCACCGCCTCCTCCGTGGCGGGCAGGGGGCCAAGCATGTCCTCAAAGGACGGCGGCATCCGCCTCCTGCATCACCAGAACATCCAAAGCGCTGCCGTCCAGCAATTCTTCGTAGCGCAACCAGGCGGCCTGCAGGTCGGTGGTGTCCGGCAGGCGGGTGATGCGGCCGCCGGAAGCGAGAAAACGGGCGGTGGCCTGAGCCACCTCTTCATGGGTGATGGTGTTCACGGGGATCCTCCCTGGATCGCAAAGTTTTGGGACAGTTCCCCACCGTTTGTGTTTGTAATGCAATTATTTATTGAACCTAGGGCAAGCTTGGAAACCATGAATGGCGTATATGTATTTCTCAGCGAATGTTGTATTCTGTGAGAAGGCTGATATATAGAATATTTCTAAATCAAAAGGAGGATTATGGAAGAAAAAATTACACTGATTGCTTCTTTTGTAACACTGTTTTCATTAGTTGTAGGATTTTACATTTCAATTAAAGTTAATATTCTGAATTTTAAGGCCCAGGTAATATCAAAAAATAGGCAAGAGTGGATAAATAAACTTAGAAATTTAATCGCCGAATTGCTTTCTCATGAGATAGGTGCGCAAGGTAATGCAAAAATATTAGAAAAAATCATGAAGAATATAGATGAAAAAGAAAATGAAATTTCGGCAGATGATAATAATGCTTTGAATGATTTGCAAATAGAATTGTATCAAAAAATTATCGATTCAGCATTAAGAAGAAGAAGTCTTGGGATTGAAATAAGCTTAATGCTAAACCCAAATGATAAACGTGATAACCTTTTAATTTCCTTAGTTGAACTCTACTCATTAGGAACAGACAAGGATGCTGAAAATAAAAAATGGAATGAATATGAATTGCGAAAAAAGATAATAGAAATTACACAAAATGTTTTAAAATCTGAATGGGAACGAGTGAAATCTGGAAAGTGAAATTACCTAGAAAATATTTTTACCAAATGGGACAGTTCCCCACCGTCCAAAGTCCGTGCGGTAATACGCAGCGTTCCGTCCATCTCCAAGGCCGCCCGGGCGGTGCCGGGCCGGATGCGGGCATCCTCCTCCACCTCAAAGGCGATCGCCGCTAGGGCCGCCGCTTGGCTGCCGTCCTGGGCCACCAGATCGGCCAAAAGCCCGGAAGATCGCAGCCGGTTGCGCAGGTCTTGTGCCACAACCGCCAGCCCGGTGAGCATTTCCGGCTCGCCATCGGCGCCGAAAACCAGGTCGTCGGCGGATATCTTCAAATCGTGTTCGTGAAATCGCATTTTTCACTGGATATCGGTGCGCCGCGACGCCACAGTCCTCCTCGACAGCGCCGGGATCGCCCGGAACCTGAAACCAACACGAGAAGAAAACGATGGCCCGCAACAAAGCCCAACGCGACAACAGCCAGGCCCTGGCTGCCTTCATGAACAACAAGGATCAGATCGACCAACTGCTGGCGGCGCTGAAAAACCTGAGCGACGAGCACTTCAATGTGTCGCCCGAGGACGTGAACTGGAGCCATGTGGGCAGCCAGGGCCAATGGTTGGAGCAACTCCAAAACCTGGCCCGCTTCGCGGGGATCCTGCCCGAGGAATAAGCCTCACATATCGGCAGCGAGGCGAAGCTGCCGCAGCAGTTCGTTGCTGTCCACCTTGCGCGAGGTGCTCACGTTGACGGTGCCAATGGCCAGGCGCCGGGAGTTGTCGGTCTGGCTGGCCACATTGGCTATGGCTCGCGCCGATCCCGGTATCACCGCCGCCTCCATCCCACGCCGGGACAAGGTTCCCGTCTCTGCCCTGCCCGCATCCCCCAGCCCAAGCCAATTGCCCAGCCTGCCCAGCAGAGACTCCGGCCCAATCAGACCCAGAAAGCTTTCCAGCACGGCATCCAGCGCCGCATTGAAACCCTGTCCCAGCCAGGACCAGAATTCGCCGAACCATTCCTTGACCGTCTGCCACTTGGACAGCAGCCAATTGGTGGCCTGGCCGGAGGAGGCGAGAAAGTTCTCCCAGGAGAGCGATGACAGGACATCGGTGAAACCAGTGATCAGCGAAGGCCAGAGCGCTTGGATGCCCGCGAGGGCTGTTTGCAAGGCGGATAGAACCGCTGTTCCGGCCTGGGCTGCGCCATCGCGGAGGGCGCTCCAGGGTGATGCGTTCGACAGCCAACCCAGCGCCGTGTTGAAACCCTGACCGAGCCAGGTCAGGAACCCGCCCAGCCAGGACTTGAGGGTTTGCCACTTGGCCAGCAGGGCTGCGGAGGTTGAACCTGCGGAGGCCAGGAAACTTTCCCAAGACAGGGTCGAGAGGGCCGCGTTGAAGCCACGCGTCATAGCCGTCCAGAGACTTCCCATCGTGTCCGTGACTGCCCGCCACATGGACATAATTCCGTCTGCGGCCAGAGCCGCCCCATCCTTTAGGACGTTCCATGGGGATGCGCTCGTCAGCCAATCCAGACCCGCGTTCAGACCTTGGCCCATCCAGTCCCAGAACTCCCCGAACCATTCCTTCACGCCCTGCCACTTGGCCAGCAGCCAGTCGGCAGCCGCGCCTGCCGCGAGCTTGAGGTCGTTCCAATAGACAACCGCCAGGGCCACGGCGGCAATCATGCCGATGATCAGCGCCACCACCCAGGTGATGGGGTTGGCCCACAGGGCGACATTGAAGGCCCACATTGCAGCTTTGGCCAGCCACAGAACGCCTTGCACGGCCAGCAACGCGCCGCGCCAAGCCACCATGGCGGCGGTGGAAGCGAGCCAGCCCGCGACCGGGATCGCAGAGCGCAACAGCGCCAACCCGGCGCGGAATGGCAGCATGGCGTAACTCAGCAACCCGAACACCATGCGCAATCCCGATGCCGCGAGCGCTAGACCCAGCACGCTCACAGCGGCCAGTCCGGCCAAGCGGGTCAGATGCGGGAAGCGCTCGGCCCAGGCCTGCACGGCCTGTCCGGCGGCGGTGAGCCGGTCGATGTAGGGCGTGATCAGCGGAAGCAGGAAACCGCCCCAGGTGATGACGACATTCTCAATGCTGCGTTGCAGTCGCTCGAAGGGGTCGGCCATGGTGGCGGCCATGCCCTGCGCTGTGCTCATGCCCGCCGCGCCGACCTCGGCGATGTTCTTGCGCAAGGCGCCCGTGTCCGCGATGAGCAGTTTGACCAGCGCCACCGCCTCCTCCGAGCCGAAAGCCTTCTTCAGCAGATCGGACTTGGCCAGCGTGTCGATCTGCCCGTACTTGGCGCGGATGCGTTCCAGGATCTCCGGAAGCGAGAGCAGCCGTCCCACCGAATCGGTGAAGGACAGCCCCAGGGCTTTCTGGGCCTGACCCGCTCCGGCCAGGAAGGCGCGAAATTTGGTGGCGGCCTCCGAGCCGGACATGGTGCTTTGAAGCTGGCCCAGCACCGTGAATTGTTCGGCCATGGAGAGTCCCATGGTGGTGGCCGCCGCGCCCAGATTGGCGAAGGCGGCGGACATCTGCGGGCCCGTGGTTTTGAACATCTGCACGGCCTTGGCGGTCTGCCCGCTGAGCACGTCCACCCAGGCCGCGCGGCCCATCAGATCAGCCTGGCGCTGGAAGATGCCGAACATGGTGCCGAAAAAGCCAGTGACCTCGGCTGCGCTGGCCTTGGTGGCCTTGGCGGTGACGCTGGCCGCCGTGGTGAATCGGGCCAGTTCGGTGCCGGTCAGCCCGGCAATCGCGGACTGGATGTCGTAGGCCGAGCGCACAAAGTCCGTGGCCGAATCCCCGAAGCGGGCAGCGTGCTCCATCCCGGCGCGGCTGAGCTGCTCCAAGGCGGTGTTCTCCACGCCCAGGGATGCGACCTCGCGCAAGGCCCGTGAATGCTCGATGGCGGGACGCAACGCGCCCACCAGACCCAGCACCGCGCCGGAGCCTGCCAGGAAGCCTCCGGTGATGTGACCCGTGGCCCGCTCGGCGGCAGCCTGGAGTCCAGACACGCTGGACTGCACGGCCCGCAGGGGCTTGCTCACCTGATCCTGCAAGGACAGGATCAACTTGAGGCGTTCCAGTCCTGACATCTATTTCCCCGACGGTTATTTTCCAGCGAATGCGCCCGCGATGGCGTTCTGCACGGCCACGCGGGCGTGTTCAAAGATGCGCTCCCACAAAAACCACGCCCGGCCCAACGCCTCCGGATCGTCCGGATCGGCGCCGGGCGTCAGCAGCGCCGCCACCGCCTGCAGGAAACCCAGGTCATCGGTCTCCAGCCAGGCGGCGTGGTCTACGGCTTTTTTACGGTGACGCTCCGCGCCGGGGTGAGTTCCTCGGAGATGGGCGCCAGAAGCTGCAATGGCAGGCCCCAGTCCGCCTCGAAGGCGATCTTCAGGCGCTCACGCTCGGTGGAGGTAGCCAGAAGCAGGTTGTTCGCCGCCATGGCCACGTCGCGCTGCGCCTCCCGCAGGAAACGCCCGAAGTCGGTCTGACTCACTTCAAAACGGAAGGGCTGGTCGAACCCCTCCACCTCCAACTCAAAACGCTTTACCGTCATTCAAACCTCATAAGGAAAGTGTGTAGGGGCTTTGCCCCTACGACCCCAGCAGGGAGCAGGACCCCTGCACCCCGATAACGCGCGGGTGGCGGGCAAGCCCGCCGCCCGCGCCTATTAGGGGGGCCTGGGGGGACTCGTTCCCCCAGATGCTGTTCGCCGTTACCGGCTGCGGGCCAGTGGCACCCCATTGATGTGCACATAGTCGCGACCCGTGATGGCGAACTTGATGGTGTGGGTGAGTTTGTCGCCGCCCTTGGCGTCCACCTTCACGTCCGGGAAGTCCAGCTTGCAGCCGAAGGCTTCGACTTTCAGTTCCAGATCGCCGGTGTTGGCGTAGAGCACCAGGTCGAGGGCGTCCATTTCTTCCCAGGAGCCTGCGGCGTCGGCCTCGTCGAGCAGCTTGACCAGCTCGTCGGGATCCACCTGGAGGTCGCCGTCGCCGGAGACCTCGCCGTAGACCCAGCCCGCCGGATAGCCGTTGCTGGTGACAGCCTTGGTGCCGGAGGCGAGATTGAGGTTGACCTGATCGAAGCGGGTGAGGATGCCGGAGGGCAGTCGCACCTCCACATCGCGTCCGCTGATGCGTTGTCCTTGGGGCATGGATTACTCGTTGCTTTGTTTACTCGTTACTGACGTCGAGGGTGATCGAAACTTGGATGTCCTTGGGCGCCGAGGGCGGCCGCACCTTCATGCGGATGGCCACGGTGTTGAGGCCCGTCCAGGAGACCGTGATGGCGTCCTTGGCCAGGGGCTGCAATTCCTGCAGGGCGACCATCTGGCGCAGGGGCGCCGCCAGCCTAGTGGCGAAACCGGCATTGCCTGCCGGGGTGTTCTCCACCTCGTCGTCCGCGATGGCATTGATCGCCACTAGGCGCACCCGTCGCGCCGCCTTGTCCGTGACCCGCAGCCACTCGATGACGGGAAAGTCCCCGCCGGTGGCTTCCAGGGTGTTGCCGTCCGCGAAGTACACGCCCTCGCGGCCCTCGTACCACTGGAACACCGTGAAACGGTTGCCATCCAGGGCTTCCTGGGTGGCCAGGGTGAGCGGCTCGTTGGCATTGTTGCCCGCCACGGGACGGGTGCCGGGCGAGGCGATGGCGCCGTTGCGCACGCGCATGGGCGAGCGGGAGATTTTCTCCCGGGCGAAGAGCGCCAGCCGTCCGGCCAGGGCTCCCAGTTCGCCGCCGAAGATCAGGGGCGTGACCAGCACGCGCTGGGCAGCAAGGCCCGTGGTGATGGCCTGCGCGGCGGTGAGATAATCCGCCCAGGAGAGGTCGCCGGTGACCGGGGTGTTGTCGATGCCGCGCCAGGCCGCCAGGAAGAACACCCGACGGGCCTGGCCCAGCAGGGTGGCAGCCCGCGCCTGCATGTCCGACAACTCGGTGCCGGAGGCAACTGGTGTGCACACCACGATGAACTCCGGGTTGCAGGCCTCCAGCGCCGGGCCGATCACGTCCGCCCAACTCTGCACATCGTTGTGCGCGATGGCATGGGCCTGCCAACCAGAGCCGCCATTGGCCCGGGCTATCTCCAGTGTGCTGGCCAGGTTTCCCGCCCCGAACAGGGTGGCGATATCGCTGTCAGTACCGACCGCCGTCACGGCGCCCAGGCCTGCCGATCCCTTGCCGATGAAGAGTCCCACGCCCTCGATGGCGGGAAACGCTCCGGGCCCTGTGGCGCCCGTGGTGACCGTCACTTTACCGAGCGCCATGGGTGCCTCCCTGGCTCATCCAATGATCGATGCGCTGGTGAATGCCATTGAACCCGGCGTCCACCTTGTCCTCAAGCCGGGCCAGGGCGCCGGAGTTCTGCTCCACTGCAGTCTCCATGCGGCCTTTCCACTCCGCGCCGGACTTGATGCGGCGCACAAAGGCCGCCAGGGCCATCCAGGCTCCAGCGATTCCTCCCAGAAATCCACCTGCGGCACTCAAATTGTTCTCGTTGATTTCCATTGCTCTCATTTCAATAGGCATGTCATTTCAGCAAACCCAGCCCTTTGGCCATCATTGCTCCAAAGATCAGCAGCGCTCCGGTGAGCGCCAGGATGCGGGTGACCGGGTGCAGGCTGGCTTGCAGCGCCGCCCGGGTGACCTGAGTGAAGCCCCAGCCCGCGCCGAGGATCAGCACCACATCGGAGAAGAAGGTCAGGGTGGCGAAGCCTCCCCATCCGCCGAACAGGTCACTCATGTGCGGCCCCGGAAACGTTCATGCCAGCGATGAATGCGGGGCACGTACTCGCGGGTTTCGGGCGGCAGGCAGGATTCGATGTGGCTATATAAGTGGTCGAAGCCGAAGCCCTCCCGGGCGCAGGGCTGTGCATGGTTGATCACATTGCCCACGCCCCAGTTGTAGGCGGCGAAGGCGAAGTCCAGCCGGTCAGCCAGCGGTCGTGGTGCAGTGAAGATGTCCCACAGGCGCTTGTCATAGGCGATCCCGGCGCGGATGCTGGCCCGGGCGTCGAAGCGGTTCTGGAGCCCCATAGCCAGGGCAGTGCCCGGCATGAACTGCATCAGCCCGCAGGCGCCCACTGCCGAGCACACATCGGGATCCAATCCGGACTCGGTCATGCCCTGGGCTTTGAACACCCGCCAGTCATACTGATAGCCAAACTCGTATCGACCCCATTGGCGGAATTCGCGGTCGTACCTGTCCAAGTCGCCCGGCGCGGCCACGGCGTGACTCACCAGGAAGAAAATCCCGAACACGAGCCCAGCCAGAAAGATTCCCACGGCGATGTTATTCTCGTTGAGCGCTCGCTCGAAGGAGATGCCGGGAAACACCCAGTCGTCCAGCCAGCGCAGGGCCAGGAAGACCAAGCCCAGCGCCGCCACGGCGACCGCGAACATCGTGGTGATATTGATCAGCGTGTCCATGTGTTCCTATGCGTTGAGTTTTGCCTTGAGGTAGCGCCGCAGCACTTTGGCCGGGTCTACTCCGGCCAGGATATCGGCACCGCGCTCGCGCCAGACCATGGGGATCAGGCTGCCTTTGCGGAGTTTCTTGAGCTTGCGGCGCTCGATGCCCTTCGAAATCTCGATCTTGCGGATGAGGTATCCGGCCAGGGGTTGGGAGAACCGGCGCCGAATCTGCCTCACGGTCAGTTTGAAGCCTAATTCGCGCATGCGCTCAGCCTGGGCCTCCGTGGCCCGGCCATCGCTTTTGGCGCGGCGCTTGGGGTGACCCGTGCCCTTGTCGAACAGGATGGCCTCGTCCGCCGTGGCTCGCCTGCTCACCATGCCTGCGAAGCTGCGAGCCTTGCGCTTGCGCTGAGCGGTATCTCCGTCGAAGTGTTCCAAGCTGGAGGCCTCGACTGTTTCGCGAATAGCCCGCTTCAACGCCCGTTCCAGGTCGCCCGCCAGCCAGGCATGCACTCGCCGTCTTTCGACTGGCGGCAGGGCCAGCCAGCGAAGCTGCTCGGACAACTTGAGGTGCCCCGCCAGGGAAACCGAGATCATCGGGGAACCAGCACCTCGATGGCATCCGCGTGGGTGGCACGGTCGGCGGTCTTCTCGCCCGGCTTCCAGGAGGCGCCGCCCCAGGTGATCTGGTCGGCACCGGTGTATCCGGACTCGGCGGTCACATAGCGCACCGCCTCCTCCAACTCCAGCCGCAACAGCACATCGCTGCGCTGGGCGTCCACTGGCTCGCCTTCGAAGCTCGCCAGCCGGTTGTGGTCGCGATCCAGGCCCGCCAGCCACAATTCCACCAGGGCCAGCAGGTGGGTCAGCGATCCGGACACTCCCTGCAATTCTACCAGCGCGGTATATCGCACCCGGTACAGCAGCAGATCAGGCCCCTTCATACTCCCGGCCCAATCCGTGCTGCCGGACTCCACCATCGCATCGATGCGCTCCGGTGCTACCGCCTTCGCGTCGCGAAGCATAGCCACCAGGTCATGCAGCAATCGCATAGGCTAAATCCGGAGAGATCAAATCAAATCCATCCGTCCGGCCTTAGGGGCCTGGTTTCGGATGAGGTTGAGCATGGTGTCAGAGCGCCGGGCGAAGGCCTCCGGGCGTTGCTGAAGCAGTTCGATGTGTTCCCGGGCACGCTCGTCGGTGATGAGCGATGGGAGCAGGGGAATCAACAGCGCGGTAGCCTGGGCGTAAACGGCGTCTATATAATAGTCGCGGTGCTCAGCGGCGAGTTCCACGGTGCCCAGGTCGATCTGGGCGTTTTTCCAGGACTCCAGGGCGCGGTTACACTGGCGGATGGCCAGGGACAACTGGAATGCCAGGGTGACCGGCGCGGTGCCGGGCACGCGGTAGGTCTCCTGCCAGTCCTTCACGTTGAAATCCGGATAGAACGGATCGGGATTGACCACCGGCTCGTCCAGCAGATCGGGAAAACTGGCGCTGAGCATCTATGCGCCTTTCTTCAGCTTGACCGGCTTGTCATCGGGCAGCTTGTCCTGCAGCAGGGGGGACAACGCAAAGTCTTCCTGCTTGCCGCCGGACTCCTTCCAGAGTTCCAGATGGGCGCGGGCGATGCGGCGCACCTCCCGCAGTCCTTCCGGATGGCGCGGCCCGAGCAACTTCTCGCGCCGGGCCTCGTAGTCCAGGATGGCCTGGTGTTGCGTGCGCAAAATGTCCAGCGTGGTGCTCATGGCGCCTCGTGTATGGGGAACCAGCGGGGGCCTCAGCCAGGGCGGCAGGCGGGATATGGATCAATCAAGATCGCACCCGCCTCCTCCCGGTAAGGCCCCGCTGGCCGGTGGGGTCTTACAATTCCAATTTGCGAATGACCTGCTTCAGCGCGGTCTCCACGCGAGACTTGTCGTGCACCGACTTGGCACGCTCGTAGGCAGCCCGGGCGGCCTGGTATTCCTGCCGGGACAGCTTCTCGAAGCCGTCCGCCTCGGCCTGCTCAGCGCGTCCCTGCGCCAGCTTGCCGGAGAGGATGTGGTACCCGGAGGCAATCGAGCCAGGCATGGCGTCTGCTTCGCCCAGCACGTCCGTGAAGTACGGCTCGGGCGAGCGGCCTTCCTTGTGCTCCGCGTTGGCCCAGTCCAGCACGCGGTACCAGCGAAACTCCCTCAGCGGAGTGTTCAGCGGACTGCGCTGGTTGAGGGCCTCGGCCTTGCGGGATGCCGCCAAGTACCCCTCGATATCGCCGATGTCCCACAGCCAGATCACCCAGCGTGCGGTGATGTCGTCCTTCAGGCTGCCATGGCCTGAGGCGAGAAACCGCTCCGCATGGACGCGGTACTTCTCCACCAACCGCCGTTTGAGCACGGCCTTGGCCTCCAGGGTCAGCCCCTTCAGCGAAGCCACATCGGTCTCGAAGTCTGCCTCGATGCCACTGGCTGCCTGACGGCTGGCGATCTTGCCCACGGTGGCCGGAGACACGGCCAGAGCGCCTGGCGCCTTGCCAGCGGTCTGCGTCTCCCGAATGCGTTCCTGGGCCTGTCGAATCTTGCTCATGCACTCCAATCTCTTGTGTGTTTTGGGGCGCTGCCCCAAACCCCGGCAGGGAGCAGGCCCCCTGCACCCCATACTCGCGTTGGTGGTGGGCATGCCCACCACCAACGCCTATTTGGGGGGCGCGGGGGGACGGTGTTCCCCCGCACGCAGTTCGTTGTTAAATTCGGAAAATGTTTTCGGCCATGACGAAGCTGTCCGGGTCTTCCACGAAGTACCCTTCGGTGAACTCGTTCCAGAACACCACGCCCTTCCACTCGTGCTTGTTCTCGATGGCGCGGTTCCAGTTCTCGTGGATGTAGATGGACAGGTTGCGGTGCTTGGTGGCGACCAGGGAATTGGCCGGAATGAATGCCGGGGTCTCTACCGGGTATCCCGCCAGGTTCTCGAAGGCGCGTTCGATGACCACCTTCTCGCTCGGTTGGGTGCCATGGCTGCCGTAGAGCAGCGCCTTCTCGGCTGCCCGCAAACCATCCGACACCATGCAGGTCAGTTCGGAGCGCTTGTGCACCGGGACGATGGACACCAGATCCACGGCCAACTCGTCCATGTTGCGGTAGTCCGCGACCTGGGTGGCCTTGGCCGGGGCGGACAGATCCTCGGGCGCAAAGGCCGTCAGGATGTCGATCTGATTGGCGGTGCTGCTGGCCTGCACCAGATGCGTCCCGTTGTAGTTCGTGGTGCCGGTGATGGTGATGAAGGCACCGGGCAGGAAGCCATGGTTGGTGGAGGGGAGACCCACCACGCCGCTGCCCACGTTGACGGCAGCGCCGGAGAGTCCGGCCTCCTTGATGCCTCCCACGAAAATCTTCCCGGAGCCGGGCACGATCTCGCCGATGACGTTGTCCGGGCGTTCCTCGCGCATGCGCTGGATCCAGCCCTTGTTCAGGTTGGCGATCTGGGCGGTGGTGGCGGAGGCTAGGGCGTCCACGCCATTCCAGCCCACGAAGAGCCGGTCATTGGCGATGCGCAGCGCAAGCTGGTTGCGCAGCACCTCCTGGAAGTCCGGAAAGCGAGCGTAGGCATTGAGCTTGTCCCAGTCCAGCATCAGGTCGGCCTCGGTGGACTTGAGACTGTACGTGCGCTCGCTGCGTTGCGCGGCCACGGAAGGCTCCCGCACATTGGTGGGCGGGTTGCTGCGCTTGAGGACGTGGTTGTCCAGGTCGCCGTAGAGTAGCTTGCCCTCGGTTTCCTTGAGGCCCGAGACAATGTTGATCTTGCGCAGGAAGCCGGTGTGATCCTGATCGACGGTGAGGCTGATGAGGCGCTCGTGGGTCTTGGGCGGCACCGGGAAGGACGCCAGCGCCGAGCCTGGCGTGAAGCGCATCCCTGCGTCGCGGGCGATGGCAGACATGTACGTATTGAGGCTGCGCAGCGCCTCGGGGGTCAAAATGCTCATTCAAATCCCTTGAAGGAGTGGTGTGTTGGGGTGGCGGTTAGGACAGCATCCGCGTCAGAACACGAAGCCCGCGTTGTCCACCGGGCCGGTGACCTCGCCGCGTTCGCCTTCCAGCGGAGCGTCCATGTATTGCTCCAGGGCGGTGAGCCGCTCGGCCAGGGGCTTCACGGCGACAGCGATTCCTTCCTTTACCTTCGATTCCATTTCTGCGGTGAAGCGTTCCATGAGGGCGTCCGGAGACTTCTGTTCGGAAGGCTTGGCTTCCGTTTCGGTGGTGGCCTGGGCGGTCATTTTCTGCCCGAGTATCTGCACCGTGGCTTTCAATGCGTTGAACTCCTCGCGTTCCTGCGGGGTCATGGGCTCGTGCTCCTGAGGGGTGTTGCGGTGTGCGGTGATGAAGTGCGGGCGCAGGGTGCTCCACAGGCTGGTCCACCAGCCGGGCGGATGCTCCTTGCCAAAGTCCGGGGAGTGCGGCTCGTCCTCGATGCGAGCCTCGTCCATCGATTGCACGTCGCGTCCGTTATCGTCCAGGTGGGCGGTGTCGAAAAAGCGTTGTCGGCCTTGTGCTCCCGCCGAAAACAGCGCAGGCTCCAGACCCTGGCTCGCCGGAATATCCGTCACGGCCAAGCCGGAAAGGTAATAGTCACCTTTGGCCGGGAAGTCGTTGCGGATCTCCACGCTGAAAAACACCTGCTTGCGGTTCTGAAACCGCCCGAGCAACTCGGCGGTCGGGGCGATCTTGGCGTACAGCGCCATCCGTCCTTGCGCGTCCTGCCCGGCCCTCAGCTCGGTCACGTGACCCAGTCCGGGATAAAAGACGTGCTCGGAATTGACCGAGGCCGTATACACCTGGGGCGAGTAACCCGCCGCCATTTTCTCCAGCCACTCGGCCTTGATCTCGCGTCCGTCCAGCGTGCGGCCTGCCGTGGCCACCTTCATCCAATCGGTCGTTAGCATCCTTGCCTGTTCCATTGTTATCAATTGCCGTTGTCAGCATCTATTCCAGACTAATCCGTCTCATGCCGTGCAATCAATTGAATCCATGGCGCTATTTATGAGAATGGCGGCATGAATACCGCAAAACGCCAAGGTTTTGATTCCACGGTGAAACATCGGGCGATATAGTCATTGCATGCACGAGAAAATGACAAGACTTCATGCGAAAAGTTTGTACCGTCAGGGCTGGAAAATCCTGGACATCGCCGCCGAGGTGGCGGTGTCGGAGAAGACTGTGCGGCTTTGGCGCGACACGGAAGCCTGGGCGCAGACCCTGAGCGCGGAGGAAGCGCTGGAGGCGCGGATCGTCCACTTGGCAAACAAGGGCGGCAAGTCCGAGGAGGAGTATCGCGAATTGGAGCGCTTGATTGACGCCCTGACCCGGCTGGAACGGGGCAAGGCTCGGCTGGCGAAAACGGGAGGAGGTGCGTTGTCGGTAGGAGAAGCGCCAGAGAAAACGGGCAAGTCTCGCCGCAAACAGGAGCCGAAGAATGAGATCGGCGGACTCGACCTGGTTACGTTGCCGGAGCCGCCTCTGTTCGCCTACCAGCGGGAGATTGCGGAGAACGAGGCGCGGTTCTGCTTCTGGCTCAAGTCGCGGCAGATTGGCGCCACCACGCACGCCATCGCATGGAAGGCCCTCAAGCGTGCGCTGACCACGGGTTACAACCAGATCTTCCTCTCCGCGAGCAAGCGCCAGGTGCAGGTGTTCAACACCAGCATCAAGAAGCTGGCCCAGGAGCACCTGAGCCTGGAATTGGCGGGCAGCAAGGAGGTGATCCAGCTTCACCGGGGCGGCAAGCCCTGGGGCGCGTTCATCTTCCTGTCCACCAACAGCGCCACGGCGCAGAGTTATTCCGGCGACGTTTACATCGACGAGGCTTGCTGGATTCCGCGATTCGAGGAATTGGAGCGGGTAGCCTCGGGCATGGCGACGCTGAAGCAGTTCCGCAAGGTCTACGTCTCCACGCCCTCCACCGTGACGCATCCGGCCTGGGCGATCTGGAAGGGCGCTACCGGCAAGGACGGTCAGCCCAAGCCGGACAGCATCCACCGAGTGCGCACCACGGTGCACGACGCCATCGCAGGCGGAAACAACTTGATCGACGTGGATGTGCTCAAGCAGGAATACAGCGAAGAGGCCTTCGCGCAACTGTTCCTGTGCCAGCCCCTGGACGACGAGCAGTCGGTGTTTCGCCTGGCGCAACTGGAGCGCTGCCAGAGCGATCCAGAAACCTGGGGCCCCATCGGCAACGCCCCGGTGTGGATCGGATACGATCCCTCTCGCAGCCGGGACTATGCCGCCCTGGCCGTGGTAGCCAAGGTTGATAATCGCTTTCGGTTGGTGGCCCGGGAGAAATGGCGCGACAAGTCCTTTCGCTGGCAGGCCGCCCGGATACGGGACATGACCACCAAGTTTAACGTGGAGCGCATCGCCGTGGACGTCACCGGCATGGGGCAGGCGGTGTATGAACTGGTGAAGGAGTTCTTTCCCCGCGTGACACCGCTCAACTACACCCTGGAAACCAAGACCGACCTGGTGCTGAAAACCCGGCAGATCGTGGACGATGGCCGCCTGGAGTACGAGCAAGGGGACGCCTTCGTCACGCAATCCTTCCTGGCCATCAAGCAGAGCGGCACGGACACCGGGCGAGTCACCTACAAGGCCGGACGCACCGCCGAAACCGGCCATGCGGAGGCTTTCTGGGCCATCGCCCACGCCCTGTGGTTTGAACCCCTGCGCCAGCGACGGCGCATCGTCATCGGATGACGGACATGAGCAAATTTACCATGATCGAGATCGGCTCCCTGGAGCCAGCCCTGGACACGCCCTACGGCGATTACCTCACCACATGGTGGGATCAGACGGGCAATCATTACCAGCCTCCGGTGAACCTGGATCACCTTACCCGGCTACTGCGGGTTAACGCCCATCACGAGTCTGCCGTGTACTGCAAGCGCAACACCGTGGTGCAGGGCTTCAAGCCCAATGCCGTCCTCAATCGCGCCACCATGAAGGCCGTGGCCCTGGACTACATCCTCTATGGCAACGCCTATATGCGGGTGGTGAACAATCGCCGGGGCAACCTGGTGCGGCTGGATCACCTCCACGCCCGTACCATCCGCCGGGGCCGCGAGGAGGATGCCTACAGCCAGGTACTCGCCGGGAAGACCATCGACTTCGCGCCGGGGGATGTTGTCCACGTGAAGATGTATGCTCCGGAAAGCTCGATCTATGGGCTGCCGGAGTACCTGGGTGCCCTCAACTCCCTGCTCCTCAACGAGCAGGCCACCCTGTTCCGGCGCAAGTATTACGTCAATGGCGCCCACATGGGCTTCGTGCTGTTCACCTCCGGGCAGGACTTGTCCGAGGAGGACATCGTCCACCTCAAGGACAAGATCGCCGGGAGCAAGGGCGTGGGGAATTTTCGCTCGCTGTACCTACATTTCGACGGGGAAGGCGACGTGAAGCTGATCCCCGTGGGGGACTTCGCCAAGGACGATTTCGAGCGCATCAAAGGCATCAGCAGGGACGACATCATCAGCGCCCATCGCGTCCCGCCGCAGATTCTGGCAATCGTCACCGACAATCGCCTCCCGGCTACTGGCGACCTGGACAAGGTGGCCGCCCTCTACCACGCTAATGTAGTGCATCCGCTCCAGCTTGATTTGATGGATGAAATCAACGAGCATTTGGACAGCGGGCACCACATCGCCTTTGACCCGTACCGTCCGCCGGGATTGGCGGATGCCCAGGAGTGAACCCAAGGAGGGAATCAATGCATTGCCCCAAGTGTGACTTCAAGAAGACGCGGATCATCCGCACCCGCCCCGATCCGGAGTTCCCCTCGGTGGATCTGGTGCGCCAGTGCAAGGCGCCGGGCTGCCTCACCGTTTTCACCAGCCGGGAAGCGGTGATATCCATCATCGAAAACTCCCAGGATCGCGAAATCGTGAAGGCCCTGGCTCACCGTATCGAGTCCTTGCCCCCCACAGCCCGCGCCGATCTGCTAAAGCTGCTCAAGGCTGGCTGATCTGCCCTGCTTTCCGGTCGTTCCCCCCGCCACTTGTTTTTCTCCCCCTTCCCGTATTAAGAATAGTGCACCTTCGTGGATGACGTGCACCGAATTACCAGCACACAGGGGCACCACGCGTGAGAAAAAACGGGGAAACAAGGGGTTTTATCGCAAAATTCAAGCACCATCCGCCTGCCGTTTCAGGCAATTCTCCCGTCTTATCCGCCCCTTGTGCATTTTCAGTTCCTTGCCTGGCAAAGGGCCAGGTTCAAGGCCGTATTGTGTCCACAACCGGGCATAAGGTGGTAATGCCGCATGGGACTGCGATGTGCGCCCAGAATGGCACCAGGGCGCGAAGAACGGCGGGAAACGGTGGCCCGGAAAATTACCGGAAAAGCGGGAAACTCAGCGAATTGAACGCGGGTGGGGCAGCGCGAACTGTGGGGGGGAAATCGCAAGAGTACATTTTGTTCAACTCGAAAAAAGTTGTAATGCTCGCAACAGCAATATTGGTTGAACCCTACCAGAAATCCAGGCAGCACCCCGGACGCCTCTTGCGAGGGAGCATGGATACATCTCTTGAATGCCTGATTATTACGAAAAGGGCCTCTCTGAGAGGGATCCTTTTAAAAAACGGGGTATAATAAAGATTTTTACCTAAGCATAATAGGAATACTTAATATGAAAACACAAATAAATATAATGTTGTTAAATCTTATTTTTGCTTTTTCCACACTCAGTTGTGTAACACAAGAAGTTCTTATTAATGGGCAATCTGCGGAGGATGCTTATTCTCAGGCAGTACTGTTATACACCAATAAAAATTTTGAAAATTCAAAGATAGCTTTAGAAGAAATTATAGAGAAAGCAAATCACCCGTCATCTCGGGGTTTGCTTTCTCTTATTTATTATAATGGAAATGGAGCCACAAAAAATAGGGAATATGCGTACCAGTTGGCATTGGATTTGGAAAAAGAGATAAATTTCAAACAATTTATAAACCCATTTTTTAACGATAAAAAATATTTTGAAGGTGCTTATTACTCAAATATTGTATTGTTAAAGTATTACACAGACATAAAAAAAAACTTAGCTGGACGGAGGGTTGCGGCTGATTTTTTATTTAACAACATAAAACATTTGGATTATTTGCAGAAAAAAGTTGCAGAAATGGATATAGAATTCAATTACAGTTGGTTGATCTCCTCAAAATCATTTGAGAATAATATTCCAAAAAATCAACATTCAAAAGAATTAGAAAAAAGTGAAAATTCTGTTGAAATTAGCACTAATATTAGCTCGGAGAATAAGTCTGAGATTGGATTTCGCCAGTCAAGAATAGGATTAGTAACATCAGAAAAGCAAATAATTGCATATGAAAAACTTCAAGTCGATGTAAAATTATTTCTGGAAAAAGCAATTCAAAATCAATCAACACCAAAAACACAATCAGTTTCTCAGGGATTATGGCGGTATACAACAACGACCAATGATCAGTTAACAGGTTTGTCAAAACAAGTTATTATGTTATTTAAATGTCAAATTATTAATGAGCAATCAGTATGCGCTATTAATCGAATGATGTATGGGTATGAAGAGGCAACAATTGGTGATATTAACGGATTCGTTGACAAGGTAATGCAGAGTATATATTTTAAATGGAAGCTAGATCATGATAGGGGATAAATTGGGTGCAAAGCTAAGCGTCCGCTCTATCAAACTCTCATGATTTTCTGAAAACGATAGGTTGTATATAATTGTTGATGTTGTTAAGTGTTTTTATTGAGCGCTAAAATTATTTATTTTTATAAAAAGGAGATGCGATGAAATCTTTAGGGAACATACTTTGGCATTTTCCATTTTTTGGATTCGTTAACGCAATTGTAACTTATCTATTTGGCCTTTTGTTAACAGTGACCGTAGTAGCTGCGCCAATCGGTCTTGGTTTGATGGAACTCGGTAAATTTCTTTTTGCTCCATTCGGTCATGCTATGATTAGTAAATCGAAAATGGACCAAGCTAAAAAAGAAGCAATTCGTGCATATAACACTTCATGGAACACATACTCTGCCATTATAATGATCCTCTATCTCCCGATTGGTTTGATATTGGCTGTCATAACAATCTTTCAAGTTGCATTTCTATTTATTAGTATTATTGGGATTCCCCCTGCCATAGTAATCGCCAAAACAATTGGAACATTCTTCAATCCTGTTTACAAAGTTTGCGTGACACAGGCTGTTGCTGATGAAATAGATCGAAGGGTTGCTATTAATCACCTCGATTCGTAGCATGTTTGGCAGAGGTGGCTTGTAATAAACTAGGTGGTTTTACCTACGGTTTTAAGAACGTTGTATCCAGGAGTCAAATCGAATGGGAATTCTCTGGTCAGTAGATGGCCAGGGAATTCGCCTGGTGACCCCACGGAGTATCTCCCCTGGGGCTGCCGCTGTTCCTCACACACCGATTTCCCGCATCCGGCCCCTCAAGCCTCCCCCCTTTTCTCTCGCGCTTCTATCACCCCGCGTCCCTTCTCCCCGCCTTTTTGGCCTTTCCCACAGCTTCACACACCATCAGAAAATGGTGAGGGGCTGCCTATCTCATTGAAATGATGGTGGGCGGTACAGGGTTTGAACCTGTGACCTAAGGCTTGTAAAGCCTCCGGTGGCTAGGCATTCTCGCACGGGTACCGCTCCCCCTGTTATCGACCCCCGCTCTACCCATTCCACACCCCCATTGCCTCACACCCCGCGCACCCGGTTCGCATCCCCTCCCCGGGGTGTATAGTGGA